GCCGCGTCCGTGCGAGAGATGATATTGTTGTATCCCACTTGCATACCTCCGTGTTATCGCCCGGCCGCCCGGCGGATGAAGTCATTCATCGTCGTTGCCTGCGGCGGGTTCTGCGTGCCCGCGCCTGCTGCGCCGGCGGGCACCTTCGGCTTGAACAGTTCCGGGTACGCTGTCTTCAGCGCCTCCCAGTTGACGCGCCCTTTCTGGTCAATCGCGCCGGCTTCTCGCGCCGCGATGTAGGCCAGGTGCGCATTGGAGCAGCCGATCTCCGGCTTTGTCGCTTCGGCCATGAAGTCCGCCCGTTGATTGGCGGCCTCGAGCTGTGCGCTCATGGTCTGCAGCTGCCGCTCGTTCTCGGAGCCCTTCTCCGCCTTGGCGGCCAGGTCCTTGATCTGCTTCGCCAGCTCGCCGCGCTGCTGCCTCTCGCTCTGCAGCGCCGTGCGCAGGCCGGTTGTGTGCGTCTCGTACAGCGCCTTGACCTCCGCGGGTAGCGTGGTCACGTACTCGTCCCACGAGGCCGGCGGTGTCGTCGTCTGCTGCGTGCCCGCTCCCTGATCTCCAGTCGGCGGTGTTGCCGGTGGATTACCCGCCGGCGGATTCCCTGCTGGTTCTGGCATCTCGCCTCCCCCTCCCGTTATGCTACACTCTCCAGTGTCACTGTGCCGAAGCCGGGCTCGCGCGGTGTCGCGATGTACCGATACGGCACACCCTGCTCGACTAGAGCGGCGTTCGCGCGCTCGGCGAAGTGCTCCAGGCAGACACGGCAACCACCGTGAATACCGTTGATCGCCGGCAGAAGGCCGACGAGCACGCCGCCCACAGTCGGCGTCGGCAGAGACGCAACCTCAATCGCCACTTCTTGATCAGGCATCGCCTCATCAATCGCCACGACTGCATCGAGCGCAACGTTCGCTTCCCGTTTTCGTGCCATGCGCATCACCTCCCTGCCCCTAACGGTCTTACCCCAATACTGTGTCCCCATGTTGGATCGTGCACCTGGCGTACCATCTGGTCCAGACCAATTGCACCGTTCTTCCATTCCTCAAAGCGGCCCGCGCCCATGATGCGCCGCTGCGCATCCTCGTCGAGGTCCAGAAACCACTCACGCCCAGATAGCCACTCGTCCTCCGGCCGGCCACGCCAGACCTTGACGAACCGGCAGCGGCCCAGAACGTGATCGCCTGGCTCCATCCCGATAGGATAGACATGACCGTCGTCCAACAGGCAGGCCAGGCACGTCCGCTCCTGCCGCGCTGCTAGTCTTTTCATGCCGTGCACAAGGCCGGTATTCACCGCCGCCACATAGTCTGTGTGACGGTACACTCGTATCTGCTCGGTTCTGGCAACGCGGATCATGTCGTTCAATCCAGCATCCAGCCCCTCACGCATAACTCGCGCCGTCTTGTTCGGGTTCCAGCCCAGCGCCGTGCCGTCGATCAGACGCTGTGTGATCTGGTCGACAGCGGTCGGCCAGGCCTTCATCAAGACATCGCGCACCGGCGAGCCGTTAGCCGTGACGCCCACCATGTTGCGCACCGCCTCGACCGGCAGGCGTCGAAACGTCAGCCCCACCTGCATCTGCGCCTCTTCGATGAACTGGTCGGCCGCCAGGTCGATCAGCCGGAGCTGCTCAGCCCGCACAGCCCGCACCACATAGCCGTCCACGTAGCGGGCAATCTCGCGCCGTGTCTGGAGGAGCAGGTCCTGGTAGCGCTCCATCTCCCAGAGCATCGCTCGCGTGACTGGCTTGCCGGTGGCGTACCGCTCGGCGACCTCTTTCGCTAGCTTGTCGATGTTCGTCTGCAGCCTGTCCTGGACGCCGATCCAGCGCCGGGCCATCTCGGCCATCTGGCGTGCTTCCCGGGCCGCCAACCGACGCTGATACTCCCGCATCACACGCACGACGCGTGGCTCAGGCTGCTGTCGCGGCATTGTCTGACCTCTGTGGCTCGCCTCCCTGATCCATCCTGCGCTGTGCGTCCACCAGTGCGCTGGCCAGCGTCGCCTGCTGGCGCGAGCTGTCGGCGTCGCGATCCTTCTCCATCTGCGCGATCTCAGCGTCTGTCCATCCCTCACGCCGCAACGCTGTCACCAGCGGTAGACCAGCGTCAACGCCCATCTTGCGGATGTCTGCCTGCGTTCTCGGCTGCACCGTCTGCGGGTTGTCGAAGCGCGGCGTGATTGCCGTCGGGTCGACAGTCTGGCCGGCCAGCTTGAGCATGAATGCGGCGACATTGCGCCAGGTGGTACGGAAGCGGGCGATGTAGTCGTTGCACTTCTGCACGAGCGGCGCCTCCATGGCGATCAGCGCCTCGCCGGACGGATCCCCGCCCTGGACGTAGAAATAGTGACGCGGTGTGCGCGTGATGATGCCGATGGACAGCGCCAGCTTGTCGATCGCATCCAGGTATGATTTGAGATCGCTTGCCGGTAGGCTATGAACCTGCGTGGCTTCCTCATCGCTCGACGCTGCCGGTAACGTCATGATCTGCCCAGGCGCGTTCTTGAGCGACCGCGTGTCCGCGTTCGTGACAAACACACGTTGATTGAATGCGCCAAACTCGGCGCTCACCATCATGTCGGCCAGGAGCTTGTTGATGCCGTTCTGCAGCGGCACAACGTTCTCGAGCTCAGAGCGAATGTCGTGCCGTGTGCGCAAGTGGAAGACCGGAACCTCGCCGAACGGGTTGTTCTCGCTCGGCGGATTGTCCGCCTGGAAGGCTGACGCGGCTGTGACGCTCTCGCTCTTGACCGTGCTGGTGAAGAACTCCAGTCTGTCCGGGTAGTAGAGCACGATGCGCCGCTTGCCGTCGGCTGTGTTGTACCACTTGGCGGCCAGGGTCACGGTGTACGGATCGGCCTCGTCATAGAACACGTGGCAGAGACGCGGGTCGTTGTAGTAGGCGCGCACCTGGCCGGCGGCGTTGGGCCACACGACGACGAAGCTTTCGCCACAGATCAGCGCTGCCTCGATAGCGTCGTCGGCAACCACGCTCAGATCATTGGCGTCCCACAGCGCATCGAGGTCTTTCTGGGCTGCGCCCTGCACCTGGCAGCCGCTCAGGTTGATACGATCGGCAACGGCGTCAATCACGACCGCACACCAGTTCTCGGTGAAGCGTGCGTCGAGGTTGCGGAACACCTCTTTCAGCCGCTCGTTGGTGTACGTCAGCGGCGCCTGGTTGCGGTAGTACGACCAAAGCGTCGTGTACGTTGCGTTCTTGCCCGCCAGAGCCGCATAGGCCCGTTCCAGATCAGTCATCGGTAGTCCCTGTAGCCGTCAATGCTCTGCGCCTTGCGTGGCCCTTGTGCGTAGAGCCGCGCCAGCCGATTGAATGCGCCGGACGCCGCGTCAACCTGATCATCATGCGCCCCGGCCGGAAAGCTGCACATCTCGTCGAGGAACGCCCCATTCCACGCACCCCGCACGATCTTGACATTGCCTGCCTGCGCCTGCGACGCCAGCGGATCGGCCCGCTGTTCCTTGCTGCCCGTGCTCGGCGTGGTGTAGACTGCAAAGCCCGCCAGCATCCGCACAAACGCCTTGGCTGCATCCACACCGCTAGAGCCTGGCTCTTGCTCGCCGCCGATCGTCACACCACCGGCATGTCGCCCGGCGTCAAGCTGCGCCTGCTGCACGATGATCTTGTCCCTGTCGCCGCTGGCCCACTGGCCGCGCTGCACGTCTTCGATGTAGTACGTCCCGTCTTTGTGCGCCACGAGCACGCCGGCTGTGAAGTCGCCTGCGCCTGCCGTGGCTGCCCGATCCCAGAAGCGCACCCGCTTGGCGTCCGCCGGCGCTGCGCCGACGATCTCAAACCATGCCCGCTTGAACAGACCGCCCTCACGTGGCGCTGGCCGCTGCTGGTAGAGACTGGCCCAGAAGTACGGGCCGATGCGCCGCTCGATCTTGCGCAGTCGCTCCAGCGGGTAACGCTCCGGACACAGCGCCTCACCCTGCGCCCGCCAGTCCGGCTCGACCGTGCAGCTCGTCGGGAAGTCCGGCAGATCCTCAGCGATGGCCGGCAGACACACAATGTGCCAACCCTCCGGCTCGTCGCTCTCCCGCTCCAGGAGCCACCCGCTCAGATCGTCTTCGTGCCAGCGGGTCTGGATCACAACGATACTGGCGTCCGGCTCCTGACGTGTCGAGAACGTGCTCTGATACCAGTCCTTGATCTTGTCCCTGATCGTCTCGGACTGCGCTTCCTCGGCGTCCTTGAGCGGATCGTCGATGATGCCGAGGTGGAAGCCCTTGCCCGTGATGCCGCCGCCCACGCCGGCCGCCCACATGCCGCCGCCGCGTCCGGTTTCCCAATGCGACACGGCGTACGCCTGCTGGCTGAGCGCTCCGCCGCCCCGCTCGTAATTGTTGCGGGCGTTGCGGCTGAGCGTGAAGGCCAGGCCCTCGGCATAGCTGGTCAGGCCCACCCAGTGCTCAGGATGGCGCAGCAGGTAGTACGCGCTGAACAGGCGGGACACGGTCTCCGACTTGCCATGTCTCGGCGGCATGAACACCATCAGCCGCCGTATGTCGCCATCGGCCACGCGCTGTAGGAAGCCGTGCAGGTTGTCAATGTGCCGGTAGAACTGGTAGAGCGGATTAGCCTGGCGGATGAACGCCGGGAAGGTCGGTATTTCCTGCGTCAGGAGCCTCAGCCCCCGCCGCCTTGCCTCTGCGATCGCCGCCGCCAATCGTTCTGATTCCTGTCGCGATGTACGTTGCAAGCTGCTCATCTGTCATGTTCTTTACGTCCAGCAGGTCCACTTCCTGCCGCTCGACGTAGCCGCGATCCTTGCCCAGCGTTGCCAGGATGAAGCGGATCATCGGCCCATCCCCCTCGTTGACCTTGACCATCGCCTGCACTTCGGCGGTATCCACGATGGCTTCACGTTCTGCCTGGTAGGCGCGCGCCACTGTGGGATGACGGGTTATGTAATTGTCAACTGTGCCACGGTCGCACCCCAGCTTGCGTGCGATCTGGCTCTTGATACCCCGCGATCCCTCAATGGCCTTGATGACCGTCTCAACGCTGTACCGCTCCTGATTTGGCATAGCCTACCAGTGTCGAATTATGTGACAAGCGTCGGCGTCAG